CAAAATCATCTATTACTGCTTTTGCGCTCCATTCAAATTTATCAAATAATTTAAAATCTTTGAATACTTCTTTGGCTATTGTTGTTTTTCCTGATCCTGACGCGCCGACTATTAGTCCAATATTCCAAGAAATATCTTCTATTGGTATATCTACATCAAATTCTTTTCTAACCACTGAAAGTGAATAATCAAATTGACCTTTTACTTTTTCGACTCTAAAAGACGGGTTTATTTCAGTTTCTATTACAAACTTTGCACTTGGCATTTGTATCCCTTTGCTGTCAGTTCGTTGTATATTTTTTCTTGTTCTGTTTCATCTGAACAATTCACTACCAAGTTAAATATTTGCGAATAAGATTCTTCTTTCAACTCTGGAGCTATTTTTTCAAGTCCATCTATAATATTTGCCAATTCTTGGTCATTAAATCCAAGAATATTAAGGTCAAAATTTAATAAATCCAAATTATTTATTTCAACGGTCAACGCATCAAAGTCCCATCCAGCATTTAGCGCCAATTGGTTATCCGCAATAACGTATGCTTTCCGCTGGGCTTTTGTTAAGCCTTCTAGCGTTATTGTCGGAACAAAGTCAAGATTGAGCCTGATCGCCGCCTGCAATCTTCCGTGACCAGCTACAACTTCGTTTCCGTCGCCAAGCAAAATAGGATTAGTGAACCCAAATTCGTTGATCGACCTAACTATTTGATCAATTTGATCTGTACTGTGCGTTCGGCTGTTTCCAGAGTACGGCTCCAAATGTTTTGTTGGAACGTACTTTATCTTTAATTCCGACATTATTTTCCCCCAAATTTACCAATAGCAGCTCCCACAATTTTATCCATGTGGGGCGCTGCAAAATAGAATGCCAAGATTAGCATCATTGCTCCGGTCATTGAATCGGCGCGTTGCCCTATCGCCAAAGCTGATTGCGATACTTGACCCCGCAGTGATTCGTCCATCCATACCACTGCGACATCAAGCCCTGCTGATACAAGGTACATTAACAACCAGACTATAGTAATGATCAATGCGATCAATCGTCTTGCAATGTTCTGCCCTTGGCTGTTCTTGATCCAGTCAACGATCATTGATCTAGCCTCAGACCGCTCCTTGGCAGCGTCACCAGCCTTTTCTTCGTCAGTGTATACCAACGCATCGAAACCTTTTGTGATACCGCCTATTGCAGCGTCCATCACCTTCTCGCTCCCAAATAGTTGTCCAAGGATTCCCACTAAAACAATACGCCTTCTTTGATCGTGATTTCTTCGGTTATTTTATTGCTCATCATTAAATACAGGTTTTCAATCGCTTTTCGGCTGCTTGATATGCCTTGAAGCTGACCAAAAACACCCATACCAACAGCGAGGCAACCAATAACATCATGAGCAGTATTGCCTGCATGAATGAGAATATGACTGCGGTTAGGAACATTTTTAACTTCCCAAGTAGCTGGGCCAAACTTGGGCGAATTAACGCGACCAAGTTGATAAGTTCCTGTCGGAATGCAACTGATGTTCTGCTGATTATCAAGCCAAGGTTTTTCGACAGTGTAGAAAACATCTCCCTCATAAATAAGCCTCCCAATTGTTCGGTCTTTGAATACCCCAAATCTGATCAACTCAATCATTTTTTATTCCATAGGTCGAACAGGGTTTTGACTTTATCTTTCAGTGTCTCGATTTCTGAGTGCATTTTGGCCAGCACTATGACCAAAGTGATGAAGCCAATCACCACAGGCCAGACGCCATTGATAAACTCTATCGCTGACATCTGGCCGACTCGTTAGAATGGTATATCGACACCAAAATCATCTTCTTGTTCCTGTCGTGCCGATTTTGACGGCTGATTTGATTGCTGGCCACGTTCGCCATTATCCTCAAACAATGACAGCCAGATTTCGCCCTTCTCATCAGGGATTGGGATTGATTCCAGCTTAACCCGAACCTTGCCCTGATCGTTCTCAAAGGCTATCCCGTGACGAATCCATACAGCCTTTTCACGGCCTGGAATCGTTTTTGCCTGCGTTACGTTATATTTTTTCATTTCCTTCCCCTAGTATTGACGCTTTTGCGTCGTTCAGTTTAACAATAAATTGGTTTAAATGCTTGGATAATTCTGTTATGTAATCATTGTCCCGCTCAACCCTGACAATCAATGGCCTAGCATCCGGGTGGTAGCTCATAAAATCCCAGTGATCCTGCTCACATACAAACATACAGCCTTGTACCTGCGGAATGTATTTAGTCGGACACTTCCCGTCAACCAAATACTTCAGGTGAGTCTTCAGTGACGGGCATTTGATTTCAAGGTTCATTCGATCAGGCGAGCACCCAATGGTTCCCTCATCGTTCGTGACGAACCCTATAACCTCCATAGATCGGCCTTCCAGCATCTCATACGCAGACACAGCTATAGGCTCCATCTCGTGGCCCCATTCCGTTGCGGCATTGCTGAAAGACTCCCCAGGCTCATTGGAAACAATCTCAGCCAGCAGCGAGTACATATAATTCTCTGCGCTCGCGCTCGCCTTCCCTGTTGCCGTGTAGACCTCACCAAACCGCGAGGCTGTAGGCACTCCCATCCGCAGCCTGAACCACTCTGGGGTGCCTTGCTCGACATTGTGGATGATCACTCCTTTATTTCCAATGCGTTACTGGCGTTTTGGCTTGCTTCCAAAAACTCATCAGCATCACCCTTGCGCCAGCCTGCTTGTGACAGTTCAAGTTCGCGGTTCAACCGCTCGATCTCAGCTTTAACAGCAAAAACCATACGCCATGCATTAGGATCTTGCGTTGCCTCTAGAAAACTCTCCAATTCATCTTCTAAGCTAATCATTCTTTCACCTTATGCTTGAGCAGCGTCATTGCTTGCCGACATTGCGCTGAATCCATAGCTTGCAGGGAATCTACCTTGAAATGCTTGAGCAATCTGGCTGTATCGGTCTCAGTCACCTCGATTATGTCGGACAATGCCTTCAGCTCTGTCTCAGTGATTGACTCAGCCTTTGGCAAGTCTTCGCCAGCGTAGATGTAGTGACCCAACCCGTGCATACAAATCGCCTTGGTCAGCGCCCTCATCTTGGCGTCACTAATAGCCCTAGAAGTCGGGTTCTGAATCGAGTTATTGCGATTATCCATTACCGGCAACCACATATCCCTTGTGATACCCTCAACGGTCAACGAGCAATGAACCGTGACGCTACCATCAGCGTGGATCTCATTCTCAGCAAAAGTGTAATTTGAATCAGGGTAATGCTCCATCAGCACTCCCCATGCCCAAGCCCATGATAGATAACTGAGCTGGCCTTTCTTCTCAACATGCTTGGATACGTCGATTCTGGACAGCTTTGCAAACGCGCTCATAATAAATCACCGTTTGATGGTGTTGATTTTGACGCAGTTGGAACCTTTGCCACCAAGATTCCAGCCTTTAGCATCTGCCCCGTCCCATACTTCAGAAACTCTGGCTTTAGCCCAGCAGACTGCCAGATGGCTAGAACCTGATCTTTTTTGATCTCTTCCATTGGCATCAGGCTTGAGCACAAAATGTTTGCAGCAATTTGGTTCAGTGATCCCGGCGTCATTCGAGATAGATACTTCTTGGCATTGAAGTTCAGCACAAAGTTGTAGACGTTGGCCTTTTTTCTAGGCTTAAATTTACGCTCAACCTTTATTTTTTCAGGCTCTACTTTCTCAGGCATTACCTCAAACAACGCAGCAATTTTTGCCGGTACGGCGTACTTGACTTGTACACAATCAAGGCCCGCATCCATGATTCGCTTTGCCAATGACTCTTTGATTACGATTAAATTTTCCATTTGCCTTCCCCTTCCACTCGTTGATAAATTTTTAAAGCCCTGCGAGCCATAGCCTCTAGCTCTGCCAGCTCATCGTCAGTAACCGTCTTGTTCTTGCACTCAACAAGTCTATACATCCCGTGTACTGACTTGCTGATGTCCATCAACGTCCCGCTGACCGTGTATGTTCGGTCAACTGGGCGATTCTTTAGTTTAGCCATAAAGTCGCTCATCCTCGGATGCTCAGTGCTCGAAGCATTGAATTGATGTCGGCGTCCATGATTTCATTAAACCCAGCGTTACAGTCATCCTCCTCAACCACGCGGTCGCCGTGATCATCGAAATGCTCTTCCATGTCATCAGCTAAAATGCAGATTAGGTCAGCCATCGCGGTGATTCGAGCGGCCAAGTCCTGTGGCACATGAGACTTCTCGGCAAACTTGCGAAGGTGAAACGATGCGTCATCAATCTCTTGGATTGACTGGCTGATTTGCTCTTGTGTTCTTCTCATTGATATTCCCCTATCCGTTGTTAATGTTGTTTACCGATAACGCATTATTTCGTCAAGCGTAGCTCCAACTGAGTTGCTGATCATTTCGTCTTCGGTTGAGCAATTGGTGTAATGGACTGCATCTTTGGCTTCACCAATTCGTCTGGCGCGACGTTCGTCACCTTCATCATCGGCAGTTGCCCAATCCCAATCTAAAAATGCACGTTCTGCTGCCTGCCCGACTTGATTCATTTCATCATCAGTTAAGCCTGAACAGTCATAACCTAACTTGTTGAGGTCTTCTGCCCAATTTGCGTATAGTGAATTTTTCATTTTGCCTGCCTTCCCGATCCATTGAAGTAACAGCTTATACTACCTTTTCTAGTATTGCAAACATAACTTGAAAAGATTTATGTATATTTATCATTGATTATGTATATAATGATCGCTCACAAATTGGAGATCAGCATGGAATACCCATTACAAGATTACATCGACCAGTCGCCCATGAACTTATCTAAACTGAGCCTGGCGGTGCAGATTGGCAGACCAACACTGGAATACTGGATAAAGCGGGGCATGGTTTTTGTCGAGACTGATGATCTTGGCTTGGTAGAAAAGATGGTCGTGAGAAAGGCTGAGAGAGTTGTCTGGGAAGCGGCCAAGTGATCAGCAAGGCATTGGCAAACTAGGGGAATTAGATGTCTGAATTGAGATGGTTTCGATTGCACACAAACAGCATTGATAACGTCAAGCTGCGGATGCTCGCGTTTGAAGATCGGTGGCACTACATCGCCATCTGCTGTCTGAAGGCTGAAGGCTTGCTGGACAAATCTGATGACAAAAACTTTTCGCGCATGATCGCCATCAAGCTAGGGGTTCAGGCTCTGGATCTTGAAGAGGTGAAAAGGCGTTTAATGGACGTTGGATTGATTGATGACTTATTTCAGCCAGTTGGTTGGTCGAAACATCAATACTTGAGCGACAATTCTGCCGAAAGGGTGCGGAAACACAGGGCTGGCAAGAAAGAAACACCAGTGAAACGTTTCAGTAACGTTACAGTAACGCCCCCAGAGACAGAGACAGAGACAGATACAGAAACAGAGACAGAAGTAAAACACTCCGTCGAAGTCTCGACAGCTAGTGAAAAAAAGAATGCCGGTTATTCAATAGAATTTGAGCAGTTCTGGAAAGCGTATCCATCTGATCGACGCGGATCTAAAAAAAGGGCGTACATCGAGTGGCGCAAAGTCAATGCCGACAAAGGGTTGATCATTGGCGACATGTTGCAGCGAACGTGCAGTGACAGGCTGTTCATTGATGACGGTGGCAAGTTTGTACCCCACGCCGAGCGGTGGTTATCAGGCGAGCGGTGGGAGTCTGGTATCAGACCTGTGAGCCAGTACGGGGACATAACCGACAGCAACATCGAAACTGCCAAGCAATGGCTAAGGTCGCAATCATGATGACCAAGCAGGATTTTATGGTGCTGATGGTCGAGGCCGGTAACGCATACTCAACCAAGGTTGAAAAGGGCCAGATGTCAGCGTATTACGACATGCTGAGTCAATACCCTGATGACTCTCTTCGTCAGGCGTTCAGGGATCACATCAGATCCAGCGAGTGGTTCCCCAAGGTCAGCCAGGTCATTGCCCTGATCGAAGGTAGCGCCAAACAAAAATCGGCTGACTCATGGGGTCGAGTGCTGAAAGAGATTAGGCAGACTGGCAGCTATGGCGAGCCTCGCGTGTCACCTGAGATCGCAGAAGCAATAGCCAAGATCGGCGGCTGGAAGCATGTCTGCAGCCTGACGCATCGAGAGCTGGAATTTAAGTCCAAGGATTTTGCCGAGGTGATCACGTCGCCAGCGAACGGCATCGAATACAAGCCAACAACGCAGAGGTTAAACTAATGGGATCTAAAATTTGCACCAGATGTCTGTCAATAGAAATTAGCCAGCACCACGTTGAGGTCTGTCAGAACCGAAAGCCAATGTCATGGCATACCGACAAGCTGATAGCCGACGCAGCAAGAGCAGAATCCAAGCTACAAGAAATCAGAGAAACACCAAGCAAACCTGAAAAGGTTGATCGTAAAACTGTGTCAGCGAGAGCTGTACCAATACCACAATTGCGGGGGCAATAATGAACTTCAAAACTGCAGAACTAATCAGATCGGAATATCACAACACAACCATTCGGCAAGTAGAGCTGGCAAAAAAGTATAACTGCTGCCAAAGGGCTATTTCCGAAATCGTAAATAACAAGCGATGGCTCCCCAAGGTAACAAGGCCAAGCCCAAAAGATCGCTACGAGATGAAGTTGGAAATGATAACTTTATGGGTCAAAAAAGACGACGTGCCGACAGTCATGAGCTATGACAAGACGCGGCGGCAGCCATAACAAAAATTTAGGGGGTGCAGATGATCATCAAAGAATGCCTGATTTGTGAAGTCACATACAGGGCCAAAAATAACAAAACCAAAACTTGCTCGACAATATGCGGCAACATATCGGCTACAAAAACACGACAAATAGAATATGACAAAAACAAGCCTGACATCACTATGGCGCAGTTAAACAAATCAAAAATGACTAACCGCGTCAGGGATTATCGGAATGATCTTTTTCCAGGAATTGAGATTAGCCGAAAATTATGGAACAAAAATTTAAAACTGGGGGAATACAAATGAAGGCCGAAGAGATTTATTTCATTATAAACAATCAACAAGAGCGCGAAGGCGTGATGCGGTTTATTGACAAGTGGGAGATTGATTCTCCAAGCGAGGTCATTATACGGCCATTATCCAAGGATAGATCATCAAATCAGAACAGATTGCAGTACAAGTGGTTTCTTGAGGCCCAACAGCAGGGTGACCTAAAGGCTTTTGAAGTCAGGGCATACTGCAAGCTGCACCTTGGCGTTCCAATTTTGCGGCGTGACAGCGAGGACTACAGGGAGAAATATGACCGCCTGATCAAGCCAATGGGGTACGAACAAAAACTTGAATTGATGGTTGAGCCGTTTGAGTTTCCAGTGACCAGCGCCATGAGCGTCAAGCAACACGCTGAATACCTCGATGCCGTCTGCGTACACCTGACAGGGAAAGGAATCAAGCTGACCGACCCGTCAGAATACGGTCTAGCCAAATGAGTACCCCGCGAGATCCTGGCTGGAAGAATATGACCTATCCGACCAGGGAGATTCCAATAGCCAAGATTCGAGAGTTCTATCGGAAAAAAGGCAAGGATGACAAATGGCAAAAGCCGAAGCCAAAATGAGCAAGTGCAAGGTCTGCAAGCAGCAATTCGAGGCCAAGTTTTCGTCGTTCCAGAAGACCTGTAATTCGGTTGATTGCATGGTCGCATGGGGTCAGCAGGTCAAGGACAAGGCGTACAAGGCTGAGACGCGGGTGATGAAGAAGGCGTCACGGGATACTGACAGGTCATACTGGACGAAAAAAGTTCAGGCTGAGTTCAACCGTTGGATTCGCGAGCGGGACAAGCTGTTACCCTGCATAAGCTGTCAGCGCCATCACACTGGACAATATCATGCTGGCCATTACAAATCTGTTGGGTCAAGTCCTGAGTTGCGGTTCAGCGAATTGAACTGCCACAAACAGTGTTCGCCATGTAACAATCACTTATCGGGCAACATTGCAAGCTACCGAGGGCATTTAATCGCCAAAATTGGTATTTGTCAGGTAGAATGGCTGGAAGGGCCGCATGATCCTGCAAAATATTCGATGGATGACCTGAAAAATTTGCACGACAAGTACAAAAAGCTGAATGGGGAAGCCAATGTCTAACGTTATCAATCTTGACCCGACCAAGACCGAAATGATTTCGATCTTAAAGGAAAAAATCGCCGACGTATCTGCAGGAAGGGTTACCGGAATCGCAATTATTTGCGAGTACCAAGACCAATATTCATTAGATATGCCTGGCGAATTTGCCGGTGACGTTGGATCAATATCAGAGCTTGTTGGGCGGCTTCAGATAGTCAGCCAGTTCATGTGCTCACTGGCAATCGAAACAGGAGCTGACTATGAGTGATTTAGAGTATTTGCTTGATTATTGCGATTCTGATTCTCAAAAACAGAGTATCTTGGCAATAATCAGCGAAGGATCAGCTCAAAAAGCTGCCGCAAAATTAGGAATTGGTCGCAGATCAGTTGACAGAATTTTAATCAAGGTCAAAAAGAATGCGGCAATTAGAGGGTACGCCCCAAATTATGATTTAACTCACCCGGTCGCCCCCGGACAGATACTTAAAGGCACCAGCACGTTATACGACGCTGATGGCAAGGTCAAAATACAATGGTCGAAGACTGAGGCCGATAAAGAATCACAGCGGCAGATGTTTGTTGAGTTTGTCGATGATCTTGTTGAAGACATGAAGAGCATGACAGCGCCAGCAATTACAAAGCCGCCAAGCCCAAACAGCGATGACCTAGCAGCGTTTTTCATTGTCGGTGACGCTCATATTGGGATGCGAGCCTGGGGCAAGGCTACGGGTCACGATGACCACGACACCAGGATTGGAATTAACGACCTCCACAACGCCTTCAGGCACCTGATTGCTGCCGCCCCATCCTGTGAGACAGGTTACCTGATAAACCTTGGTGACTGGTTCCACGCGAACGACAGCACCAACAGAACGCCAGCTTCAGGCGCTCCACTCGATGTCGATGGAAGATTGGCTCATGTACTGGCAGCAGCAAAGACTCTTATCGTTGCCATCGTCAAGATCATGCTCGTAAAGTTCCCAAACGTCATCATTGTCAACGCTCGCGGCAATCATGACCCTGATGCTGCCGTGTACTTCAATGAAATCGTTTCAGCCAGGTGGCATCATGAACCAAGAGTCAAAGTCGCGCCGAATACGTCAAAATTTGTCTACATTCAGCATGGTAAAAGTTTGATCGGTATTCATCACGGCGACAGGATTAATCGTAATCGAATCTATGAAGCCATGACACGCGACAAACGAGTAGAACTTGGTCAATCGGAATTCGTGTATTTTTGGACGGGTCATATCCATCACAAGACGGCAGAAGAAATCGGCATGTGCTTGTTTGAGAGTTTCGGGATATTGCCGCCACCAGATCAATGGCACAGTGACTCAGGGTATGGCGCAGCGCGAGAGATGCAGTCGATCATAATGAGCAAGCAAGACGGTATTGTTGCCAGAAATGTCTGCGGTATCAAGATGGCAAGACAGTATAACAACGTTTTGGAGATTGAATCATGAGTGCATTTGATAGTCAGATTGGCGGCAATCATTACAAGTCATTCAAAATACAGCCGGTAGAATTTATACACGCCAATGGCTTAGGCTATATTGCTGGAAACGTTGTCAAGTATGTTTGCAGGCATAAATTGAAGCATAGCAGCAGCATCGAAGACTTGCGGAAGGCTCGGCATTACATTGACATGCTAATTGAATCCGAAATAAAGGCAGAAGCATTTGCGAGAAATCGCGCTATTGGAGATGATCATGAATGATCAAGAAAACGATTTAGTAATTGATGCGGCTTTGAAGTCTATTGCTCGTTATCAGATGGGTGGTGACGCTTCATACCTTGAGCGAGCCAGAGATACAATTGATGACTTAATTGATCACCTGGCCGATCAAGTG